AGCTTGTTGCTTGACGCTTGGATCATACCGTTGCTTCCATTTGTGGTCGTGAAAGAACCATACATAAGCTGGCGCACGCCCGCCGCCGTCCGTCGATGGCTTTGGGCTAATGGCCTTATTCCCTAGAGAATTTTTAGTGTTCGCCATAACAAATATTTTTAACTGTCTTGTCCCAACATGCCCTGCAATCTTTGCATTTGTTGCCTTGTGTAGGAGCTGGACAAGTTCGTTGTCCAGGCTTAGTTGTCACCGTTGACGTGTGCGGCCAGCTCGCTGGTGCTTCCTGGTCTATCATCGGTACAGAAAATCTTATAATTAAATTATCCGGACAGCTGGTTAAGTGGTCCTTCGTCCATGCTTCACGTGTGGGCATCCAGTGCTTAACGTCAGGCGTTAACCTACAGACTTCATAGATCTTGTTAAGATGGTCCAGGTTCTGTACATCGCCTGAGTCGTGCCAGCGAAAATACTTCACCTTTTTAGAATTAATTTGAGCTGCCATTGCTTCGACCCATAACGGATGGGTCAAGGATTTAAATCTTTTGTATTGTGCGTCCTTCACATTTTGGAATCTATAACGGCCGCGCTCGTATGCGTAACAGTTAGCGCAAACGCTGTTAGGTATAGCCCGGAGCTTGGTCCCTGTCTTGCATTCGTGGGCTGGTGTGCTGTAAGCAAAACCAGGCATTTTGCCAGGCTTCGACAGCGTGTGTGTAATTTTTTCCGCTTCTTTTATTAACATACTTTCTCCTTTAGTTTATAGGATACTATATCATTATATTTTAATCTTGTCAAGCTTGCAGCCTGGCGCTTGCAGCTTGCAGCTTGGTGCTTGTAGCTTGGGCCTTGATCCATGAGCCAGCGCGCGTGTTGCAGGTAAACGCGGGCCATTGCTGGCCCGGACCGTCTACTCATCTTCTTTGTCCCATCTTTTTTCAAAACGTTCTCTAGTCTCCTGCTGGTCCTTCTTCACCATTTTAATAACAGTATCCAAGGCATCCGCTATTCTACGAAGCTCTGTAATCTGAAGCACTTTAAGCTGCTCTTCATTAGTTTTATTATCCATAATTATTCCTTTCTAAATACATCCTATCATATCCTACACCAGCTGTCAAGCGTTGCTTGACGCTTGAAGCTTGGCGCTTTATTCTTTCTTCTTTAGAATGATTTTTAGAATCATTCTAAAGTGGCAATTCATATTACCATCCGCGCCCCTTGATCAGAGGACCCGGCGCGGGCTGGTGGTACACCCATTGCTACCTTGCGGATCATCGCTAACGTACAGGGAAATGCCAGAGGCAAGATGTGGACGCTGGTTGTACACTTACTGATACTTATTTGCAGGACCCTCTTCCCACTTGGTAAGTCCGTACGGGACCGAAGCAGTAACAGAGTCCAGCAAATAATTAGCAGAGCGCTACGACTTCCGTAACTTGCGTGCTTATCCGGTTGTAGGTCGACCCTAGTTTGCCCGTAGCACTCAGCTAAGCTAATTTGAGTTTTTTAATTCCGTATATTAGCAAAAGGGAATATCTCCTATATAATACTTGACAGATTAATTGTCAAGTAGTAAAACAAATTAAATGCAAATAAAAAATAATAACCAAGAAAGAGGAAACATGACACAAAAAATAAGAATGAATACAGAGTTAAGAAACAAACTCTTTAATAAAATCAAACATACATTTGAGAATGAGGCTACGCAAGAACGAGAGGCATATCTTCAATCAAGAGAAGAAGTTGATAGTCAATATGGTATTGCGTCAACACTTGCAAAAGAAGTTGTTGAAAGGTCATACCCTGTTGATGATGTTGCAACATTAAGAACTTTCAAAAAGAAATATGGAAGTCCTTGTGATGTTGTAGCAAAAGATAAATGTTTTTACTTTGCACACAATGAGGGTGTTGATGATGAGGGCGAACCAACAGAAACTAAATCTCATTTTGATTTTGGTTTGTTTGGTAATCTAAATGGTAGCGAGTACGATAGTGAAGAGGGTAAAAAGTTTGCGTTTGCATATTACCGAGAAGATTTAAAAGCTATGGATTGCAACCCAGATATCTTTGCACAACAAAATGAAAACAAAGATAACCCACACAAAACCAAACATGTTGATGAGTGTGTTAAAGCATTGGGTGGTAGTGGTCATGCTTATCATTCTAGTAGTGATAGTACAGGTATGACTAAAACTTTTAATGACCAATACTATCTTGATGTAATTGGAACATCTTATTGCAGATCAAGAGCAATCGCATGTAATAAAGATGAGTACGAACAATTTGAAACTTGGCGAATTGCAAAAGGTAATCTAGTTGTTAATCATCAAAAGTGGATTGATACAATTATGAAACAATGCGATCAGTTAAAGATTGGATTGAAAGCATACAGATATCTTTCAGAGGGTATTGAACTTGCAACTGAACTTGGAATACAAGTTGATGAGGCAGAGTTAATTAGAACTAACTCAACAGGTTTGACTATCTATAATCCGAGCAACTTGGCTAGTATGATTAAAGGCATGAAGAATAAACAATCAGCTAATACAAGGGAAGCCAAAATATTGGCTAGAAAACAATATGAAGAAAGTCTAAATTAGAGTTTGACAAGGCTATCCTATTGATGATAGGATAGCCTATAAACATACAGGAGAAATAACATGCAAGAAAACACACAATTCAAAATAACTTATTATTCTAATAAGGATAAAAAACACATAACAAGACAGGGCAAGTGGACAGATAAGTGTAGATATTGGACAAGCAAACAAGGTGCAAAGCTAATGACATACTTTGATATGGACGCAGATAATTATAGAACTGCCAAAGGCAGTTGGAAAGTGAGGTTGTAATGTTGAAAGCAATTTACTTTGCATTGCATTTTGCAATGATTTTTTTAGGTGTAATAATTGCTATCCATGTTTCAACATGGATAGGTTTATCAATCATGGGTTTATTCACAGTTAAATTTCTGTTAATGTTTCCAGATTTAAATGAAAGGACAGAAATATAATGGCTGAACTACATGAAGAACATTTTGAAGTAATAGACAGAAACAAAGATATTAATATGCAACGTAATAAGATTAAATATCTAGAAGATAGAATTGCAACACTAGAAAAAACTCTAGAAAGTCATGCAATGATATTAGCTAGATTTCAAATGACAGAGGGGGATAACAATGCCAAATAAAAACTTTTGCCAAGGACCAAATTGCCATACTAAAACTACACAAGATAGATTTCTAAAATCTAGAGGTGTGGTTAGAGGTCGTTATGCTGAAGTTAATATAGATCATCGCTTTGACCCAGAAAGTTACTATAATTATTCAAGAGGCAAATACTTTTGTAGTCAAGCATGTCAATCAGAATGGCTCAATCATAACATGGAAAACATTGAACAAGGCAGACCGATTGAGTTTATCAGACACAGACGAGAGAGCCAAGGATATGCCAAAGTTCAGAATGATAATCATTGGGGTTCAAGTCATAGTATTGAAAGGGTTGACAATGGTCAGCTTATAGAGTAGGATTATCCTATAACAAATACAGGAGAAATATGAAAACAATTAAATACAATAACAAAGACTACAAGTTACCATTTGATGTTGCGTTACCAGATGACCCAACAGCAGAGGTAGAAGTAAAGAACAGGTTCAGTGGACAGAGTACAACAATGCCAGAGTTTGCGGCAGCTGTGTACGATGCAATCATTGGGTCTGAAATGTTTGGCGACTATGACACAGTTCGTAAAGGACTAGATTGGTTCAAACAACACTTTGCTAAACAATACATGGTAGTACTAGACTAATACACAAACAAGTGTGTGTCCTGTAGGACACACACTCACACAACTATAAGTTGTAGCGCGCGCCCGCGCATATTTATATAATCAATAGAGGTACCAGGACCAAAGGCAACTAACTTTGTTACTATATAAACGATACACCCTTTTATAAAAAGGGGTCCCACTACTCTAGGTTGTATTGCTTGTTTTGGACAGATAAGGGTGGTATAATACTTCTTCACTGGTAAAAAGGTGCAAAAAATTTTATAAAAATTTTTTATGATTAAAAAAGATATAGATAAGCTACCTTCTGACGTTCGTGCACAGTATAAAAGATTTAAGGTTATGCATGCCGAAAAAAAAATTCAACGAAAAGCAAAAGATGACTTCATGTCATTTACAAAAGCTGTTTGGCCAGAGTTTATAGAAGGTGCACACCACAGAGTTATTGCTCAAAAATTTAACGACCTTGCAAATAAAAAAATTAATAGACTGATTATCAATATGCCTCCACGTCATACGAAATCAGAGTTTGCTTCTTACTTGTTACCAGCGTGGATGGTG